ACTTACTACGACAGTCTCTACACCAACGTGTTAAGCCATACTTATACCCTTCCTGTGGATAGAAAAACTCATCCGTAAGAGACTTTACTATTTTACACTTAGTGCATTTTCGTTCTTTTGGTATTTCCATTTCTTCTCCTTGAAAGAAGTGAGGAGGGCAGTTCAAGGCTGCCCTCCCTTACGCTTCCTAATTCATGAGGTTAGGAAGTCACAATTTGTGTACTGACTGATTAAACAGTCGGTCTTTTATGTTGCGCTTGGCTCGTTTCCAGCCAAACTCTTATAGTTACCCATAAGAACAGACTATATCATCATCCACTTGGGATGTCAAGTGCTTCGAGGACACTGTCCTCTACTCCCGCCACGGGATAGTCGTTGCACCTTCCCCTTGCGGGGCTCGGCTCAGGATTGACCCATTGGGTGTTTCCCTGAATTCTCTTGATTTTTCATCAATCATTTATGACTGAAGCTGCTAGATATTTCCAACAGCGGCGTTCTGCACATACAAGCCAGCGCGGGGTGCGCTGTTCGCTAGGTTAAAACACGCATTATAGGCGAACATATGGCTGGTCAAATAAGACCCGCCAGTGGTCCCGATATCAGGAACAGGTGCCACCACATTGCCTCCACCGAAATCGTAGAGTTCAAGAGGTGACAACTCCCCAATATACCAATTATCCATAACGAGGAGGTCCATACGGTTCTGACTGAACGTCAGCGACTTGTGATACTTTCGGTTTCCGAATGTATCAGAGAAGTACTTCTTGCTCATATCCAGGGTCTTCTCTCCCTTGATATCCTGAGCATTGGCAATCTGAACGTTGTACATCAGGTTCGACTGCGCGAATGCCTGCTCGTAGGGACCATACCACACGGCCGACTTGATGCTGTCCGCATCAGGACCGAGGGCGCGACCCAACAGCACTTCCGCACGCTGCGAGACACTAGGTGTCAACGCTGCGCCGTTCAGGTTGATGGTCGGGGTGCTCAGACGACCGGGGTAGTTGGCGCGGTTCAAGCCACCAATCAAACCAACGTTGCTGTTCACATCCCAAGCCTTGATACCCAGAATCGAAGCGCCGGAACCATACGTTGCGCCGTTGACCACGATGTAGTCTGTGATTGCGGTGGACGTAGGAAGAGCCGTGCTGAAAAACAGGGTCTGGCTAGGACCATCAGAGAAGCTAATCGTCGCGGTAGACGGAGTGGTACGCTGTACGCCAGCCACTGTCCAAACCGTTACGACTTGCTGATCGGTAAATGCCACTGCGACGTTCATGCCGACAATGCTGGAAGTCTGTGCGCCAGTACCGTTGTTGTTGTTTACGGCAGCTGTCGAAGGAATCTGGTCGATCATCAATAGTGTTGCGTGCACGCCGTTTCCGCGTACACTCTCATAGTTGCCTATGAGTTCAGACTATATCTTTACCTTTTTGATTCAGCCTTACAAGCTGATCTCGGAGTTCTGTTCTCTTCTTGTGAGCCTCTATGTACTCTGGCATGTCGGTTGTCAACTTTATTCCAGGTCGGCATCCGTTTCTTCCTTCATACACTCTTTCAAACTCTAAACCAAGCAGAGCCTGCTGCTTCTTTATAACCAAATATGGCAGCATTTTCTCCAGAACTTCTATTCGATTGTTCTTGCCTTTTGGCATCCATGCATATTGAGTTGAATACCTTTTGTTGTCCACATTCTTAGCGTTGCTTATAGAATAGGACCCACCAAAGTTTGTAATCAACCACTGCATCAGTTCCAACTTAGTATTCGCCACTTTCACATTCATCTGGAAAATAGTTGTATTGTTTCGGTTGTGACTGGTGCTTATGCAGACGGTGCCTTCACCATCGAATAGCCCAGCCAGATACGACCAGAGTATTTCATTTGAGTTTTTCATAAGGTACCTAGTTCTTCAGCCCTACTTAGGGCTTACAATTAGTCGTTACACCTTCCTCAGATACGAGGCTCGGCTCGGTATTGTCCACTTGGGAGTTTCACCGAATTCTCTAGGTTAAACAAATAAGCGGCGTGATTTTTCACCGCTGCCATCAGAGTTGATGAGCCCTTCGATGCCTTGCTGAGCGGCATCCAAAGTGTTCTTCATTTCCTGCGCCTTTCGCAGGCTTGTTACTCACTTGCGTGAGGTGTAATCATTTCTGTTACACTCTGCATATTGCCATGCAGGCCGGACTATTGCATCGCATTTACTATGCGTCTTCTCATTTAGTCTCTCAGGCTGCTTTCGCTTGCCCCTCGTTGTCCCTTAGGGAGTTTCGAGTCAATTAGAGAAGATTTAATCGCCGCAAAGGACTTTCAACGGCGAACAGACCCTTCTGCTTAGAATCAGTGGAGGCTTGTGCCAACCACGAAATTTCACCAAATTGTTACTGTACCCAATTAGGATACAGGTGTACTCATTTCTGGTACACTCTGCATGTCGCCATGCAGATCGGACTATTGCTTCCTTGCTCATAACAAGGTCTTCTCGCTTAGTCTCTCACGGTCCCTTGCGGGTTCCGCCTCGTTGTCTCAAAGAGAGTTTCGAGTCAATCAGAGAAGATTTTAAACGCCCATGAAATTTAGACGTTGAACAAGTACACCGGGGCCAACGCGAAGGAGGCCCATTGCGAACCGGAGCCGCGCAGCATAGAATCTGCGTTGCCAGTTCCTTGTGAAATCCCAGCACCCGCCTGAACCCTAAAGGGCACGCGGAAAGAGGGACGTGTGGTTCCGCCAGCTTGCGACTGGTTAGAAACCGGGATTGTGGTAGCTTCTGCTTTGAACATCGAGTATGCAGTTGTACCATGGAAAACCAAATCAGGAATTTCCTTAGCAAATGCGTCTAATTCAACCAAAAATTGTTACTCAAATTGAGTACAAAGATACGCAATTTGGGTACAGTCATTTCTGCTGTACTCTGCATGTTACCATGCAGACCAGACTATATCTTATGCTGTGTATAGCATCCCTACGTATAGTCGTTACGGATTTACAATCCACCAGTTCTGAGTTTACTGGTTTCATTGTATCTTTCCTCGGTATTGTCCTTTACAGGAGTTCCACCGATTTAGTCGGGTTTATAGAGACCATTGAATTTTAGCCTCTACGGCTGCTTCTAAAAGTGCCATACTAACTTACCTTTACAACAGATGTGCCACGATTCACAACTCTTGAGTAAAAGTTGTAGGCCGTCGCTGAGTCATCTTGCTGCACCGCCCATTGTTTTGGTCACCGAATTTATAAGTGTTATCGCCACTAAACCGAAAACTTCTGGATAGGTTAACTCAAAATACTCGCTGCTGTGCAGCTTCGAAACGTCATTACTAACTAACAAGTGATGACATTTCGGAGCCGCACAGTGTACGTCTCCGTAAAAATTTACATCGTTTGACCGCTGGCTGCAACATCCTGTGCCTGGACGTTCACTGTCACACCAGAACCCGCCAGTACGACGGGAACGGTAGCAGTGGGACCAGAACCAGAAATGGTTCCAACAGTGCCGACTACGGTTACAGAATCTCCGTTGTTGATCGGCTTACCGCTACGCGCTAACGCATACGGTACAGTTACTGGTGCTAGATTTGCCATGTATTACTCCTTTGAAATTACTTCTTCTCAGCCTTAGGCCTTGCGCCAGGTCACAAATTTCCCTGGAGTTTTTCCTACAGGTTTCAAAAATGCTTTTCCAGCAATGTAGAGAAGTTGCTTGGGGTCCTTTTCCCATGCAATACTCTCCCACTTGGGCTTCTGCGCCACATAAACGGGCTGCCCTGAGGCCACAGACTTCTCGGCCACTTTGTTCTCAGCCACCTTCCTCGTCTCTGCGGCTGCAACACGTCCTGCGGCTTTGCCGCCCTTCGCGTAGTTCGGGTAGCGTGCCTGGATTGTATCCCGGACAATTTTCTCGGCAATGGCGTCCAGCTTCGCGTTGTGATATTCCTTAATCTTCGCGGCGTCTGGAGTCTTTGGTGACCACATGGACTTCATCTGCTTTTGGTAGATGCTGTCGCCCTCAAGGGTCTTATACAAGCGCTCCTTGATTCCATTTCCAAGATCAATCAACGTCTCACGCGGGAACTCTTTGAAGAAGGCCGTGTTCAAGTAACCCTTGAGATGTCCACCCAGGGCCTTGTTGTTGTACTTCTCGCAGTCTTTTCCAACGTTCTCGTTGAACTCTTTCTTCTTGCCAGCTTCCCAGTCGGCTTTTTCCTTGTTGAACTTTTCGCGCTCAGGATTGACATCATCCTTCGGAGGAGCGGCTGCGGCTGCTTGCTGTTTCTTCTCACCCTTCCACCATGCGTCCATGTCGGAGGCAATTTCTTTCAGGGTCTTCAGAGCATCAGCGTTGACGGTCTTGCCGTCTTCACCAAACAACTTTGCAACGGTGCTTCCCAATGCTGTAATGGCTCCATGGAGATTCACACCTTCCAATGTAGCTATAACGTGGGGCTGTATCACGCTGCTGAACGCCTTGGCTTCCATGTTGGACTTCATCGCGTCGATGAATGCGGGTCCAATTTTTCCCAGGGCTGCCAGGTTTCCAGTTTCCTTCAGATCGGCAACTACGTTGTCAACCAACTTCTTGTCCCCGGCGTAAAGCAGGGCATCGGTCTCTTCGATATTAGCGATGGTGGCCTGAGCCGCTTCCCATCCCTCATGCCCACCGACTGAATCAATGAACGCCTTTGCGTCGCGCGCCTCTTGTACGGAGGGGAATTCCTTTTGGAAAGCTGCTGCACGTTCGTACGAGTTGTGCAGTTCTTTCGCAATCTTTGCGTTGGCCGGGTCAGCGTCACGCATAGCCTTCAGGGCCTTGCGTACGTTCTGCGGAGTTGAGTCGGTCTCCTTAACCTCGGTGCCTTCCTTCGTAGGGTCGGCTTTCTTTTCGGCGCCTTTCTCAGCACCCTCTTCGGCGCCCTTCTCGGCACCATCTTTGGTTTCAACCTGAGTCTCTTCTGCACCAACTTCAGGTGCGTCTAAGTCTGTAACCACATCCACTTCGGGAGTAGTGGCTTCTGCGGAAGTAGCAGCGGCCTCAAGCCCCGCAAAATCTAAGAGTCCTGCTTCACTCATTTTGAGTCTCTCTTTCTGAGTTCTGAGTCATTCTGAATCTGGGAGGGAGCCCTTAGGCTCCCGTTCCCATTATTACGCTTGCGGAGGTGCGGCTCCAACCGGGCCACCAGCATGTGGGGGCGGGGCTGCAGTCTGTTGCTTACCCCTCTTGAAGGCGTCAGGTAAAACTTTGGCGCCGACCTTCTGGTTAAGCTGGTCCTCTGCGTGTTGCTGGAAGTCGGCTGGGGATGCTTTGATTCCCATCTTATCCAACAACTGCACAGCCACTGGGGCCGGCATCTTATCTACTGCGGCACTAATGCTCTCGGATGGTGGCTTTGGCGGAGGGGCGTTGGCTGCTGCAATCTTCTTTGCCACGGCCATGTGTTCCGACCAGTGCATGTGAACATTCTCGTAGCCCGCTTGCTGCTTAGCGTTACCGTACTTGAACTTCTGACCTTCCGTAGAGTTCATCCAAGTGAAACACTCGTCGGCCTCTATGGCGTGAAGCTCTGATTCATCTTGTGCAACAGGAATGGTGCTCACCATCTTTGGCATCTGTTGTGCCATCGCGGTGAGTTGCATCATCTTCGCCTGTGCATCAGGAGGAACTTCGATGCCCTGCTCGATATGTTGTTTCATACCAGCAGAGGACATCTCAAGAGCGCTCTGTGCCTTAAGCACTGCAGGGTTAGGCATCGGGCCACTACGCAGAAGAATTTCAAATTCCATTTTCTGCTTAGCGACTGAAGCTGCACCAGGCACCTTGAATGCCTTCATGCGAATGCCGTCTGCAAGTGCTGGCAAGTTCGAAGGGGAGAAAAGCCATGCTTGTATCGACGGGTTATTTGCGCTCCCGTCAATCAAGGTCATCAGCTTCTGTTCACGCTGCGCCCACGACTCTGGGAATGCCGGATTCGACTCGGCGTAGCATAAAACGTTTCCACCAACAAGGTTTGCCGTGTTAACTGTAATGTTGCCTTTTCCAGGTACCGTCTGCGTGAACTTTCTGCCATCGCGGCAGTCGGCTGCGGCCACAACTGCTTGGCGGGCCGCTTCAGCAAACATATCCTGAATGTTGTTCCAGGGACATCCCACACGTTGCAATGCCTGGTCACGCTGTATGGCAATACCACCCACTGTGTCAGTGTTGGTAGATGCACCAAACAACGAAGGCAACGCTCCGCTGATTTCTTCGGACAAACTGGTGATGAACCACTTTACGAAGTCAGCGAGTGATGTCTGCGGTTGAGGTGTAGGCTCAACCATGATGTATTGCGACTCAGTTGTTAGGCCAGGCTGCGGTGTAAATGGTCCAGTGCTGCCGGGAGTATTAGGCTGAGTTTTCAGGGCCTCCATGTCGAAGGCTTCCGAGTTCATCCACTTCTTGGGGACTGTGCGTTTGAAGAAATCGTCCAGCAGATCAACCCAGTCGTTGATGCGTTTTTGAATCGAGATGAGTGATGCACCCATCGACCTACGGTTTTGCCCTTTGCCTGATGTTGGGTGACCGACTACAAGATGATCATCCATGCTCTCGTTACGAGCGAAGGCAAATTCGGAGCCAGCCTTTGCAAACATACACCCGTTGGGGAATGCTTCCAGAAGCTCTGCTCTGTACTCGTCTGCAACACAGTCGTCTTGGAACATCGACGGCCGCATCCAGGTGTACTTCACTACCGTGTGGCGCTTAAGGGAGTCTCCCGTAACGTATGCGCCCAAGACTGCCTGGCGAACGTTTTCTCTTGCTATACGGTCCAACTCAACTTCGGAGGTACCATCGGAACCCGACTTGATTTTGTCGGCAATCCAGGGGAAGGTAGCCTTCACTATAGCCACGTCAAGGTCAAAATACAGCTGCAAAAACTGCATCTGGGAAATGTCATCAACCGCGATTGGAACCTTCGCATCGAGCTTACCGTGTGCAGTCGTTACTTCTCGTCCAAGGGGTTTTCTCTGGTTAGGTTTTAACTGACCAAAGTCCCCAATCATATCCTCGACGCCGTTTTCTCCGGTTGAAGAAGTTTCCAGCATCGCAAAATCTTCTTGTCCCTCTTGGCCTGTTGGTTCAGAAGCGGCCTGAGGGTTCTGTGCATCCTGCGGGACGGTGGGTGTGGCAGTCTCGCCTTCGAACCCGTACTTCTGTCCGTTCAACTCGTACCGTGTCCAAAGAACAACCCGGTCTTCGTTCCAGAATATTCTGGCGCAATCAACCAGTAGGGCATGCAGATTGTTGTTGCGTGACCAAATGGCTTTGAAATTCTCCGCTTCCTCAGCGGCTACGATATCCGGCCCGTACTCGGGGTTTGCCGCGAAGAATTCCATCTTAGGAATCTCTCGGGACAGTGCGGCGACTATGATGTCACCCTTAGACCCGTACACGTTCGTATCGTATACACCACCACCTTTTGAGGTAGCGGTTCCGTACCCTGTAGCTTGACCAGGCAACTGCCAGCCACCTTGCTTGCCTCGAAACAAGTGTTGGTAGCCCCTATCAAAGTGGCAACTTTCCCAGGCCTGCTCAATTTCCATCCTGCGGGCAGCAACGTCTGATCTGGTGCAAATACCGTCGAGAGATACTAAGGCTCCCTGGGCTCCTTCGCTCAATTGCGCGAACGGCTCCGATGAATAAGGGAACGGTGCGAACACCCCAAGAGGGCTATCTTCCGAGGTCTCCGGTAGAATCTCTTCGATGTTACTGTCTTCCATGCCCGTGGGCTCGGGACTGGTTGTCGTAAAGTTTGTGTCGGCCATTTTTTATTTACCGTGCCCTTCTTAAGCCGACTCTACATTAACTTTGGGTCGGTAATTTCTAGCAACTGATGTTGCCCAGTTTATGAATTCATCTACTGAGAGAATATCCTTAGCTCTATTGCAAGTTTTGCAGCATGAGACTACATTACCTTCTTCATATCCCCTGTTATTGTTTATTCTATCAATACCGTTGAGGATATAAAAACCCGTATTGCTTTTCGGACAAAAGCCACAAAATATTACGCTTCCGTGCTCCTGCTTTATAGGAGGACAAAAGACCATTCCTAGCAGAAACTCCAAATGGTTTTTTAGTGCTGCAGTATTTACAGCATGTTGTGCTTCCGTTGGTGATTTGTGCACCAATGATATATTTTTCAGTACCACATGAACACCTACACAGCCAGTACGTGGCTCGCTTACCATTTGGACGAGTGCGGACTTCATATGGACCCACCACAAACCATTGACCTGATTTAGTTCCTGTTAAGTCTTTGAAGTTATGTGCTCTCATTTATAGTCCTTTTAGTGTTTCATGGCCTTGAATCCAAGTGCAGAAGCCTTCATGTGTTTTACATGAGAACTATCTCCTGCCTTAGACCTCAATCTAGAAGCCGGAATCTTAGTGTCCTCACTAAGTCCTAATGCTTCATGAAGGGCTCCAGGGTGATGAATAGTAAACCCACCCTTTTTACCAAGGTCCACATGATGTGGTTTGTCTTTCTTTCTTCCAAGGCCTATTGCCATTTTACTTACCTACTTTAATTTCTTGAGCATTCTAGCGTGTTCTTTTTCCTCTCCACGTATATGCTTCAGAACTTTTGCTGAGGAATCATCCTCTTTGTCTTCATACTTGGCTATTCCATTGCTGTACTCAGAAACGGCCTTGTGTTCATCTTTGATAAGAGATGCTATCTTTTTCCTACCTAAACCTAGGGACATTATTTTTTCTCCCAAAAACGACACCATGCAACTGCATGTACTTTGACATCTCCGTTTGGAAGTTTAGGACGTTCTGATAACTGTTTCATCTTAGGTCCATCACATCCAGATTCTTCACGTTTGAAATGCTCACATGAAAAGCAATGTTCACTGCCGGGCTTGTGTGGAACGTATCCAGTTTTGGGCTCGGGGGTAATGTGCGCAAATTTACTAGCCATTGCTCACCTCCTCATGTTTTCTTAGGTAAGACTTCAAACCCTCAACTGCCAGTGCATTTTCCAAAAATCCAACAAGGATATTACAACGGTGGCACAAAAGGTCTCTGTTTTTACCAGTTTCATGGTTGTGATCCACCCTACAACCACTGAACGTCATCTCTTTTTTGCAAGAAGAACATCTGTGTTCTTGTTTTTCGTACATTTCCTTTTTGTCTTCTAGGGTTATCCCGTAAAGATACACTAAGGAACGATTCCTATATGCGTCGGGCCTAAGGTCATAGCACCGGTGATGCGTGCACTTATCGCTGCAGTACTTTGTAGTCTTCCTTATAGAAGTAAATTCTTGACCACAAACTATGCATTTCAACTTATGATTTCCTTGGACTCTTTCTCGCATATGTAAATTTTTTCTTTCTCTGGGGAAGTGTCTTGAAATCTGTGGCAGCAGACCACTCCTTCAGTCCCTTCTCGCCGCCGAACTTCTCAGGATTTGCGTAGGCAAACTTTTGTTGCTGCTTGCTAACGAATGGCATACGCCTCCTTT